TAGTGGACCACCTCACCAACGACGTTCAGGCGCGGGGGAAGCGTGTCGGAGAGACCGGGAATTCCCGCCTTGATGCGGTTCATCGTTTCTTCCCACACGGGGAACGCGGACCCGCGCGACGGCGATGGGTCACGCTTCACTCCGTCCACCTGCTTCGTGGCGAGCGCCCGGAGCAGCCCCGAGTAGGGGACCGTGCCCGAGGCGAGTTTTCCGAGGAGTGCCTTGCCGCCCTTCTCGGGCTCGTCGATCGCGTCCAGAAGCGCGTCGAAGTTCTCGGCGAGCATCTCGGGCGTGAAGTTCTTGGCGCCAAGCCCCGCCGAGAGGAGCGCCATCGTGTCATCCCGAGCATATTGCCGAACGGGTCGATGCGGTCGTAGGCGACGTACTGATCCCCGATCTTGAGCGAGTGCGGACGCCAGCCGGTTTCTTCGAGGAGTTTTCGGGCGTTCTTGTCCTTCGGCCCGGAGCCCGTGATGAGGCCCTGGTACGCGAGCAGGGAGGCGGCCCCCATGTAGGCCATGCCCGTGCTCATGCGCGCAAGCGCCATGTCCCGCTGCACGCCTCCCGCGCGAATGTCGGCGATGAAGTCGGGCATGATCTGCCCGAGAAGCGGCGTGCGCTGAAGCTGGTACTCGAACACGTTCATGGGAGTGCGAACGAACGGGAAGAGGACGCGCCCACCGGGGGTCGCCTTGATGAAGCGATCGGCGTCCGCCCACCGGCCCTCAAGCGGCTTCGTGAAGGTCGCCTCGCGCGCAGCGTTCATCGCGTCGAGCGCCGCCTCCTCCGAGGGGTTGGCGATGTAGTTCTTCACGAACTTCTCAGCCGCCTCGCCTGAAAGCCCCTTCTGCGAGGCTTCGCGGACGCCTGCCGCGCGAAGCTGCATCCGGTAGTTGAGCGAGGTGTAGAAGGCATCCTGCGGAATGAGGCTTCGCTCGGAGGGCGCACGAACCACCGCGCCCGCCCAATCGAGCACCGTCCCGGTCGCCCCCGCGAGCGACTTCTCCTGCCCCCACGTCGGAAGCCCCGCGCCCTGCGCGGAGATGGCCTTCACGAACGGCGTCTCCGCCTTCGGGATCACGTCCCCGGCTCGGCCTTCCTTGGCGGCCTTCCACGCGAGACGGGCCGAGTCGATGAACCCGTCGATCATGGTGGAGAGCATCGCGGCGGCTTCGCCCTCGGCGACCCCGCCCTGCGTCTTGAGCGCCTTGCCCCACACGCGCGCCATCGCGCGCTCGGCGACCGAGTTCACCATGGCCGCCGTGTTGGACATGAGGTTCACGGCATGAGTAGAGGGGTTCGAGAGGAGCCCGTTGACGTAGACCTCGTAGAGCGCGCTTCCGGCCTTCTCCAGCCGGGACTTCTGCGCCCACTTCCCGAGGCGCTTGACCATCTCCACGTCCGACTTCCCATCGGCGAGCCTGAGAAGCGTCTGTGCCTGCCGCCCAACCTCGCCCGCGCCGCCCTCCAGCGAGAGGGCGACGTTGAGTGCGTCGAGTTGCCCACGCTCGGTGACCGAGGACCGGAATGCGCGGAGCGCGCGGCCCGCCTCGGCGGTGAGCCCGTGAAGCTGCGCCTGAATTACGCGGTAAGTGTCGCGCGCCTCGACGAAGGCCACGCGGTCCACGTCCGAAGCGGTGGGCGCTGCTGCGGCCTTGGCCTTGGCGAGCAGGTCTTCGGAGGACTTGAGCAGAAGCCTCCGGGTGGCGATGATCTGCTCGGCGTTTCCGGCCACGCCCGGCTGGCGGGCCGCGAGCTGCTCGACGGTGAGCCCGAGTTCCGAGGCGAGCTTCTGCGCCTGCTGGTCGGTGATGACGCCACGGCGGGCCTCGTCGATCTCGGCGCGCACCGAGGGGTGCTCGGCCATGACCTTGATGGCCTTCTTTACGTCGTCCTCGGTCTCGTACTTCAGGAGGTTGATCTTGTACGCCTTGTCCAAGTCCTTCGGGTCCACGCCCTGAACGGCGTCGAGTAGGCTTTTCCCTTCGGGATGGAGCGGGACGAGTTTCATCTTCGCCTCGTCAGCGGTGGCCTTTTTCATGGCCTCGCGCTCGGCGAGGAGCGCCTTCGCTACGGTCTCATCACTCGGGGCGTCGGTGGAGGTGTGCTTCGAGAGCCATTCGGACTTCTTTGCCTCCCATTCCGCCTTGGCCTTAGCGTCTGCCTGAAGGAACTCGTACTCGGACTTTTGAAGGTCAGGGAACTTCGTGAGATCCAGTGTCCGACCGTTCCCAATGTCCACCGAGGTCGGCAGTTCAGAAGCCTTGGCGGATTCCTTGATGAGCCTGCGCCCGCGAACGGCGGAGAGGGTGAGCATCAGCCCCTCCGTGAGCGCCCCGAGCCCGAGCCCTTCGAGCGAGTTCTTGAGCCGTCCCCCGGCCTCCGTGTCCGCGGGCTTCGAGGCGAGGTAGTCGGTCACCGGATTGCGAAGGGCGGGGTACTGCTGCACGAGGTCCGAGAGGCGTCCGTCCCTCGGGTCGAAAGCCATGAAGTCGATCGCCGCGCCCACGCCAGCGCCCTTCACCATCTGCGCGGCTTTCCCGCCCGCGATGAGCGACGGGAACATGCGGGTGGCCCCGAGGTAGGGGATGAGGAACTGGCTCACGCCCTGCGCGAGCGCCGGGAGCGTGTGCGTGGGCTTCGGGAACATTTCATCGGCGAACGTCAGCCTGCCGTCGAACAGCTTGCCTTCCCCGAGGCCCTGCGAGGCGAGCCAGTTCTCGCCCCAATCCGCAAGCGCCAGCACCGCGTTGGCGGTGTTCTGCGCAGCGTGCGCGGCTCCACCGGGAATCGCCCCAGCCATTTCCTTGTTGAACTGCGCGGCGTCTTTCCCCGCTGCCGGGTCGTGCTGCGGAGTCGCGCCCTGCGTCCCCGCCGTCACGCCCTGCGGAGGATCAGCGAGTCCGTACTTGCGCTCCAGGTCCGACACCCACGCCTGCGGTGAGTTCGCGATCGAGCGGGCCGCCTTGAACGAGTCGAGCGCAGGAGAGGCGGGCAGGGTGGGCGAGGTCGCGGCCACGCCCTCCACGCCGGGGAAGCCTTCGCCGGGAGCCTCGGGAGGAAGGTTCGTCTGCTGCATGTTACTTGCCTCCCGTGGTGATCGTCACGTTGGGGTTCTTCTCCTTCGGAAGATCCTTCCAGTCGGCGCGCTCGAACGACTTGGCGAGCCCGTCCATCATGTTCATGTAGGTCATGTATTCCATGACCCCGATCTCCCCGGCCTCGTACTGAGCCTTCAGGCGCTTGCCGATCTCCTGAACTCCTCCGGGGTCGCGCTGAAGCGCGTAGGGAATGCGCGGGATCATCGGCATGGACTCCGCACTCGGGAGCAGGCGCTTGATGACCGACTGAGCCGCCTCGATGGGGTCCGAGCCCGCGAGGATCATCCGGTTCACCTCGACGCGCGCCTGCGCCTTCAGCACGAGGCGTTCGCGGTTCACGAACTGCGATAAGAAGTTCTCCTTGCCGAAGTGCGCGTCCATGAGTTCGTCGGACGCTTCCTTCTTCAGACGGTAGGTCGGGTCCGACTTTCGCCGCTGCTTCTCGGAGTCGATGAACCGGATGAGTTCCTGCCCGTCCTTCGCGCCGATCGTCTTGTTCACGCCCACGTCGGCGACGATGTTGCGCTGAAGGCGATCAAGCTGCTGATCGTCCGTCGCCCGCGTGATGAGGTCGAAGTAGTTGGTCGTGCGACCCTCCCACCGCTGCGTCTGGTCCCCTTCGATCGTCTTCTGAATGAGCCCGAGCCCCTCCTCGGTGAGAAGCCCCGCCGAGTAGGCGGCACGCGCGTTGTTTCGCACCTGCTCCACGGCGCTTGGCGTCTTGGCGGAGGCCGCCGACTCCATGTAAGCGCGAAGCGCGGTGTCTCGCTGCGTGGTCAGTTGGCGCTGCGCGAGCGTGTACGCGCGCTCCCGATCCGACCACTTGTCGTTCTTCCACTGGCGCTCCTCGTTATCGAGTTCGTTGTGGAGAGCGGCCATCTTGTCGGCGTCGAAGAACTGCCCGAACTTGTCGGTGAGCGCCCGTCGAGCGGTGTCGTAGCGGCGCGACTCCTTCAGGCCCCGAATGGCGTTTTCTGCCATGGTGAGTCCGGCGACCTTCTTCATCGCTTCGATCTCTGCCGGGTGCGCGAGCGAGCGTGCCTCGGGTGAGTCAAAGAAGGCCATCTGTTCGCCATAAGCGCGGTCGAAGAGGGCCGGGTTCTTCATGACCTGCGCCGCGCGAGCGTTGATGCCCTTCTCCATCTGCTGCTTGCCGTAGACGGAGAACGCCTTGAAACTCTCGTCATAGAGCCCCTTGGCGTACTGGTCGCGGTGCTGGTTGGCCGCGTTCAGTGCGAGTTGGCGGGTTTCGAGGTCATCCCCGAACCGCTCGGCCATGCCTTCGACGGTCTTCCCGAACGCCTCCTGGTAGTCCTTGTTCCAGTCCTCGCCGTTTGGCTTGCCGGTCCTGCGAATGTCATCGACGAGCGCCTGCGCGAGCCTCTCGGCTTCGTTGGCAAACTCATCGGCTTCGAGTTTCTGCCGGATGCTTTTGCGCTTCTGTTCGAGTTCGAGGTAGCCCGCACCGAGTTTCTGAACGCCAGCACCGAATGATTCGAGGCTCTCGCCCGCCACCCGGTCCTGCGCGGAGGAGGCGATCGGAACCGGATTCCCGACGTTGAGGCGCTTGGACTCCTGAAGAATCGGTATCGTAGGCATTACGGCTTACCCCCCTTCGGCTGGTAGCGAGAGAGCATGTCACCCCCGGTGCCGAGGATTGTGCCGCCGAACTGAAGCGCGTTGTTCCTGAAGGACGAGAGGGAGTCGGCGTATTCCCGCGAGTTCTTCGAGCGAAGCCGCGCAAGGCGAACGTTCATCGCACCCTCAGCGTCGATCGCCGCCAGTTCGTCGTCGATCTTCTTCAGGGTGTCGAACTGCGCGAGCAGCGGACTGCCCTGCATGTCCACCCCGGCCTTGGCGAAGGCGGACATTTGCGCGCCAACGGCCAGCTGCCCTTCGCGCTGGTAAATCTCGCGTTCACGCTTCCACGAGGCTTCGGCGAACGCCGCCTGCTCGTCGTAGTAGGCCGCGTTCTTCCGCTCGGCGTCGGCCTGGTCCTGGTTGGCGGCCCACTGGCCGATGCCCCGGACCACCCCGCCAGCGGCCATTGCGCCAAGGCCGATGGTGACCGGATCAGCCATGATTCGGATACCTCGCAAACATGACGTGACTTTCCTTGTCCGGCCCGTAGTGGATGAGGACACCCTCCGCGCGGAAGCCGAGCAACTCCGCCCACCGCTTCCCGTCGTCGTACTTCAGCCGCACCGTCATCTGCGTGCGGTGAAGCTGAAGCACCTTCTCGTGCGCGGCGATCAGCCGTTCGATCAGGCGGTGAAACTCCAGCGGGGCCTTCCGCACGTCCTCGCTCATGACGCTCCAGAACTCGCCCACGCCAAACCACGGCTGATGAAGGCCGACCACCGCCGCAGGTTTCCCGTCCACGAAGATCGTGCGAATGTAGGCGTCCGGGTTTCGCGCGAGAATCTCCACGCGCCCACGGATCATACCCGCGTCCCCGTACACGCCCTGCTTCGGGTTCACGCGCGTCAGGTCTTCACTCTGAAACGGGCGGTGCTCACACCTCATGGGTCACCCCGCGAAGCGTGATGGAGAGAACCGCCATCGGCACCGGGTCATCCGTCTGAAGCTGAATGTAACCGTCCGTGTCGGTGTTCGTGTACGCCACGTCCGACTTGTCCCCGGTGAAAAGCGGGATGGGGTCGTTCGCGCCGACCGAGGCCGGGCGGAAGTTGATCTCCTTCAGGTCGTCGTCGCTCGTGCCCACCTGACAGGCGACCGTGCGAAGGAAGCGCACCGTCCACTTGTCGTATCGCTTGCCCGAGCCTTGCGCGGACATGCCCTGCGCCGCACCCGGCTCCAATCGCACCGGCTTCACCTTCGAGGTGTACCGGAAGCCGAAGACGACCTGAGTCGCGGTGTAGTTCAGGGTGATGTTGCTCGACGAGCCCACCGTCACGTCGGGGTGAATCTTGCCGTCCGCGAGGACTCCGAAGGTCGCTCCCTGAAAAAGCGAACTTGGAGAGCCTCCGTTCAGGTAGGCCGTCCATGCGGCAGACGCCGCGCCGCTCATGTAGAACGAGCAGTCGAGGTAGCGCGGGCAGGACGATGCGTCTTGGGTCGCGTCGAGTTCATCGAGCGAGAACTCGTTTTGAATCACCTCAATCGTGGTGCGCGTGCTCCCGTTCATCGTGCGGGTCACGGCGAGCCACAGGTTGTCGTAGGCCCCCGTGGCGTCGGGGATGACGGCGATCGAGACCACGGCGGGGTCGCCCGTCCCGTAAACGCCGCCCATCGGGTGATAGTGCCACGCCGAGAGCCCAAGTGTCTTGTCGCGCGTGCAGGCGTAGAGCGCACCGTTCTCGGTGATGCACCAGATGACGGTCGTCGGCTCCTCGCGCACCGCGATCTGACGAATCTTCGATGGCACGCCCGAGCGGCGAGCAGGCATGTGCTCGGCGAGGATGGAGATTTCCTCGGAGACGTACTTGTTGCGGTCGTAGTTGAACTCGAACTCGCGCACCTTGTAGCCGGTGCGACCGACGAAGGCGAGCGTCGATCCGGGGCGAATCGCCTGAACGTAGGCCGAGCCGTGGCGCGTCTCGGTGGAGTTGCCGGGGTTCAGCGGTCCCCACGCCTGAGTGTCGTCCACGCCTGCGATGATGTTCTCGGAGCCGAACGTACCTGCGACCATGGTCTTGTCCGCCGAGAGCCACTGAATCTCGTTCACCTGCGCCGAGGGAGCGGTCTGCGAGTGAGCGTGCGTGTTGACCGTGGTCGGAATGGAGATGGCCCCCGACGAGTCCACCTCGAACTGCGAGAGGTGGTCGTAGCTGGCGTCTCGCGAAGCCCACGTCGTGTCCGGCTGCGCGGAGTTGCCGCCGTAGGCGAGACGCCGCTGAAAGACTTCCACGGAGCGCGGCCACCCGCGATAGGTGCTCCACGCCGACTCGTACCACTCGGTTGTGGTCCCGGTGCCGCCAAAAGTATTGAGGACAGTCACCGTGGCGCTGGTCGCGCTTCCCACCGCAGTGACCTTGCAGCAGCCGTAGACTCCGCTGACCTTCGTCACGAAAAGCGCCCCGACGTGACCGGCGTTGAATAGGGCCGCCGAGGCCGTCAGCGTTCGTCCGCTCCCGATCGCGGTGGCGCTGATTGCGAGCGTAGTGGTGCCCGTGTTGACCGTGCGAAACGGGTACGCCTGTACGAGTTTCGTGCTCGTCACATCGGCGTCGAAGTCCTTGAGCGTGAACGTGCCCGAGGCCGTGCGAACGAAGCGCGCGGGCTTCAGCGTCGGGTAGACGAGGTACATCACGTCGGCGAGCTGGACGTACTGCATCCCGTAAAGCTGCGCCGAGGTCAGGTCCGCGAGCACCCACGAGGAGGAGTTCGTGAGCGCCCCGCCGAGCGTCCCGATCGTGAGCATGTCGCTTGCGGCGACGGTGCGCAGATTGCCCACTGACAACTCCACGCAGTACGCCTCGGTGCGGGAGTAGACGAACGGGAAAAGGCGAACAGAGTCGGCGGTCGCAATCGCCGCCGTCGTGATGTAGCGCGAACCCGGTCTACGGGCCGCGCCCCCCTGCGGGTAGGGGATCATGTTCTCCAGCTTCTCGCAGGCGTGCTTGTACCAGTCCTGATCCGTGTTCCCGAGGGCCTTGGGGCTCACCTCTCCGGTTCGCAGGCTGGAAATGTGGTTGATGAACCGAGGCACCCGTCAGTACCTCTCATCCAACCACGAGTTCACTCGAATCTCCGCAGGCACGCCCTCCTTGGCGTCCATCGCTCTCGCGAGGGCCAGCATCTCCTTCGCTTGGGCCTGCATGTTGGCCTGCACGGCGCTCGACTGTGTGATGGCATACGCCACGTCAGCGGCCAGTGCGGCAGCGAGAGCCTCAGCGAAGAACGGCGAGAAGTACGTCTCGTCCGCATCGCTGATGTACCGAATGTAGAAGGTCTCCTCGTCCGTGAGAATGTACGCCCCCTCAATGACGTACTCCTCCTCGCCCGTCTCGGAGTTGAGCACCCGCAGGCAGTCGGCGGGCAGCGGGTAACGGTAGGTCCACTCGAACTCCGGGTCCGTCGCGTCCTGCGCGAGTTCCGCGCGAGCGATGGCAAAGTTCCATGGGTGGGAGGCGAGGATCGCCTTCTTGATCTTCTCGTACTGCTCGTTCAGGAAGATGGCGCGGGCGTTGTCCTCGTCGAGCGAGGTGATTCGCTGCTGGCCCAACTTCACGAGTGCGGAGTTTGCGATCTCGGTGCTTGTCGGCATCAAGCCTCCTTAGTTCGCGAGAGGGGGCCGAGAGACGCCGCATCTCCCGGCCCCATCCGTTCCGCTCGCCGATTAGGCCAGCGTGTAGAGAACCCAGACCTTGACGGTGCCCGACGTGGCGTCGGTGTCGCCGTCGATCTTGATCTGGAGATTGCAGGCCGCGCTGAACTTCTTGCCCACGCCCGCGAGGTTCGAGCCGATGGCGATCATCGACTTCGTGCCCGCCGAGGTCACGTCCACGTTGGCCATGAAGCCGTCGTCGTCCGCAGTCTCCACGGCAGCGGCGTCCGCCGCCCAGCCCACATCGACCGTGCCGCCCGAGGCGTCGAGGTCGTCAAAGGCGAGCAGCACATCGACGATTCGCGCGCCGTTGGGAATCTGCGGACCCACGATCACGTCGTTCGCGGCGAGGTCCGCCGAGAGCGCGTACGAGTCGTAGGAGCAGTACACGCGGGCGTGGTTGTCGCTGGCGTCGATCATGTCGCTCGGGACGTTCACCAGTCGCTTCGTGGCATTCACACCGTACTTGGTAGCCATTTCTTAGTCTCCTTTTCCTGGTTCGTCCGCTTAGGCCGCCGTGATGATCTCGACAACCTTGGCCTCTTCCATGCGGGTCGCGCCGATGGACATGCGCGTGTAGACCTGCGTGGAGTTGCCCTTGTCGCGGCGGGGGCCGATATCGCTCATGGCGTCCTCGCCGACCGAGAGGAGCAGGCCATCGCCCACCCAGCAGATCGCCGACTTGGCCGAGCCAAGCGTGACCGACGTGCCGCCACCGCTGTAGAGGCCGGTGGAGGTGTCGAACGTGAAGGCCACCGAGGGAGCCACGAGGCGCTCCAGGCGGTGGAACTTGAAGCCCATGAAGGTGTCCACCTTGCCCTCGACGAGCGCCTTGACGTTGTTGTAGTCGGCGCTGGTCACGGCGGTCTCAGCGAGCAGCGCCGAGAGCATCTTGGCGTTGATCGCGATGTGGCGCGGGAGGTCCGGGTCCACGTCGCCGAGGTTGAGCAGGTAGCTCGCCGTGCGAAGGGCCGCGACGTTCATGCCCGCAATGGCCGAGCTGGCGACCGAAACGACGCGCTGACCGGAGCCAAGCGCCACCGTCGAGGTGCCCGTCTCACCGCCGTAGGCGTTGCCGAGAGCGCTGGCGATGAGCGCATCGTCCATCGCGCGGCCCATGGCCCACTGAGCGGCCTGGACGTAGGGGTTGGTCGGGTCGATCAGGGTGCGGATCTTGTCCTGATCGTCGATGAGGTCGGCGTACTCGTAGTCCGCCAGCGTCACCATGCGCCTCGAATGAGGGGTGTCGCTGATCGGGGTGTCGGGAGGTGCGCAGCGAGGCCGAGACCGAGCCGATGCGATCGAAGAACTGAGCCTTGCCCTTCTGGCTCTCGACGCGAACGAAGGGGCGAAGGCGCGAACCCTTCTGCTGCGAGAGGTGGAAGACGTTCGAGTGGTACTGCTGAACAAAAGCGGTCGTGATCTGAGAAGACACGAGTGCTCTCCTTGAAATTGTCGTTGAGTTGACGATTTCGGAGAGTTGACCCGAGTGGTCTCAGGCTTCCCCTTGGGCCTGCGCGCCCCAAGTTCGGTGCTTCTTCAGCACTTCGAGGCTTTGCGCCTCGCGAGGATCACGATGAACTCGTGGTTGTCCGTGATCCTAAGTCTACATAACGGGTGTAAAGCGTCAACGGGGCACCGTCGCTTTTTTGCAACAATGCCCCGTCGATTGTTCCTATCCAGTCTGGGACGGGTAGAGGGCCTCGAACAGCCGGGACCGCTCGGCGATCAGGTCCCTGTGCTCCGGGTGGTCCTTGTCGAGATAGGCCGCGTGGCCCTGGATCTGGTTGATCCTGGCCTGCATCTCCCTCGGGGTCATGCCGAAGTGGTTGGTCGCCCCGTTGCCCTTGATCTTGTCCTCCCCGAGCGAGGCCCCGACCTTTGCCATCAGGCGCGCGAAGTCCGGGTCGTCGTGGTACTTCTCCATGAGCTTCTCGGCCATGCCGTCTGGAGCGAACTCCTGCACGCCACGCTGAGCGTTGCGCACCTCCTTGTCCCACCCCTGGCCCCACTCCTCGCGAAGCGCCTTGATGCCCTCCTGCTTGGCCTTGGCCTGAGCCTCGGACTGCGCCTGAAGGGCGGCCTGATTCTGGCCGTCGTACATTTCCAGAAGTCCCTGCGCCTGCTTGGAGTTGAGCCCCAGCTTGTGCGCGGTCTCCCGGAACGCCTTCACGAGCCCCTCGTTGTGCTTCTCGGGAAGCTTCAACTCGTACTTGTCGGGGCTCTCGGGGCGGCCACCGGCTGCATAATATGCATCCCACTCCGACTGCGTGGCGTTCTTTCCGGGCTTCAGGATCTTCTCCCCGGTGACCATCTTCTGAGCGTGCAGGTAGGACTGCACAAGCTGCCCCACGTCCTTGAAGTTCTTGAGCGCTGGGAGTCCCCGCACGTCCTCGGGGAGCGAATCCCGCCACGAGGGCTCGGGCTTCTCGCTGCCCGGAGCAGGGGCGGTGCCCGCGCCGTCGTTGCCTGCGGGCGGGGCGGCCTTCGCGTTCAGGATCGTACCCGGCTCTACGCCGCCAGCGGCGGGCGGGGGCGTCGGGGCGGCACCTTCGGTCGGGGGCGTTGCGGCGTTACTCATTCTCTTCCTCTCCTTCGCTCTCTCGGAGCATCTTCTCGAACTTCGCCACGTCGATCTGGAGGTTCTTCATGATCCCCAGCGCGACGAAGCGCATTCCCTCGTTGAAGTCCGTCACGCGAGGGTTGTCCCGGTTGAAACTCGGCTTGAGCACCTGACACTTCTTCAGGAGGTCGTGGAGGACCATCTCGCCCTCCGGGCCACGGAAGACGTGCTGATACGCCTGAACCAACTTGAATGCCTTACTGCTGGCCGCCACCATTCACCTCGTGGAGTGTCTGAATCATGGGAGCGGCGTCGCCCATCGCCTTCGCGGTGTTCGCCATCTGCTCCTGCTGCATCTGCTGGCGCTGGAGGTCGGCCTTGGCCTGACGCTCCTTCTTCACCGCGCGCTCGTCCTTGAGAACCTCGGTCGGCACGCCAAGCGTGGTCGCGATGAACCGAAGCGCCTTGTCCCCGTCAACGTTGTCCATCACGCCGGGGTTGCCCTGAATGAAGGGGGCGGCGACCTCCACCATGCGCGTGAGGTTCTGAAGCTCCGTCGTTCTCTGCGCCTTGGCGATCTGCGAGAGGTAGGTGACCTTGAGCTTCTTGCCCGAGAGCGCCTGCGGGATGGGCGGCAGTTTCTTGCGCCGGTAGAGGATCGCGAACACGCGGTCGATGATCGGCCCAAGAAGCTCGGCGTGCATTCTCCCGAGCACCGGACCCATCACGCGCATCTTCTCCTCCGACCGCTGAATGACCTCGGTCGCGGTCATCTGCGGGCCTTCCTGAAGCTGGAGCAGTTCGTAGTAGAAGGCCGAACGGATGCGCTTACGCACGTCCTCGACGGCCTGATACCCGAAGTCGATTCGCGCGTCGGTGATGATGGGCCTGATCTCGCCATCCACGCGCGGGTCGATGTAGTTCACCGCGAGCGGGTTCATGTTCACCTTGCCGCCCGTGATGCCGTCGCTTGGGGCCTGAAGCGGCGGGGCGATGGTCAGGGCCGCACCCTTGATGACGGTCTCCATCATCTTGTTGACCATCTTGATATCGGGAAGCGCGTTCATCCCCGAGGAGCGACCGTAGTCCTCGCCCGCGACCTTGGACGCGCGCGGGACGGCGGCGGGGAACTCCTCGAAGCCCGACTCCTTGATGATCTCGCCCGAGTCCTTGTGAATGTAACAGGACTTCCAGGCGTAGCCCTTCGGGCCTTTCTTGTAGGCGCGGCCCGCCCTGCGCGCGGCGTCCTCACGCGGTTCGATCGCGTGGATGATCTCGAACTTGTCGTCGAGGTTCTTGGCGAACGCCTCATTGATGACCTTCGGGATGTTGTCCTTCTTGGGGTCGAACTCCTGATGGCACTGACGCGCGTCCCACTGGAAGCAGCGGTAGAGCGTATCGACTACGCCCTTGCTGTTCTCCTCGATGAAGGTCTCG